CATTGCTGATTGTCTGAATGAAGCTCAGGCAGATGCTGTCATACTGCTCACCATCAACTGAGATGTAAGTCAATGGCTTATTGGGCAAGTCGGGATCAGAAAAACTGATGGTGTACTGCCCACCCCAAGGATTGAAGAAGCCTTCAGGCAGTGCATCTAAGTCAATCTCGACAAATCCATCACCTCCAATGCTGAGCAATTGCTGGCCTTGCACATTGACTCCCGGCTTAACGATGTTCACCAGAATGCCTCTGCCATAGTCACCCGGAGGAGTGTATAGGAACACTGCTGTTGGACAGCTTGGTAAGGGCAGGCAGATTGGGTAGCATTTATTGCAGCATAGTGCCATACTTTTCCAGATTAAAGTTGGATGTTATCTCGGCAAAGTTAGAGAAAATAAAATAGCGGAAGGCATCCAGAGCATGAGACTTGTCTGGGTTCTTGTTCTTCCATGCATCAAGGCTGCCCTGCCTGTCCACCTTGGCTTCCTTTAAGTCTGTCACTAGCTCCTCACACCGCTTGCCACTTATCTGCACCTTGGCCTTCTGGAGTACCAGGATAGTCACCAGCCTGCTGGCTATGTGGCTAGGGTTTGACTTAGCCACCTGAAGTTGCATGTCATTTACCTGAAGGTAGTTCTTGATCAGGGCATAGGCTGAGATGTTATCCTGAGTAAAGGCATTGCGAGAAGCACCGGAGGCATCACCGTTGATTATGTATGTCATGCCTGGGAACTCCTGCCGGATGGTCTGGCAGAGGCTGGCAAGATCACCCACCCGATACACCTTGATGACATTGATGGTGGCATAGTAGATGCCTTCCTCAGAGTTCTTGATGTACTGACTCACCACGCAAGTGTTGGTGACATTGAAGTCAAAGGCTAAGTAGAGATTGTGAGCAGGAGAGGCCTTGATGTAGCCATCATAAACATGCTTGCTGATGTCAAAGCTAGTGGCAAAGAGTGAATCCCTATCCCAAATGCCCCACTGCCCAAGGGCATAGACTTCGTAATAGGTTTGGCTTACTGACTTCAGTGCTTCCATCCTGGTGACATACTCATCATCCAGAAAGTCTATGGCATCCTTGTAAGTGCCATGCAGCCGGAGTACTTGGTTCTGCTCCTTTAGTGGCACATCATCAAAAAACCTCTTCTTAATCCAGTGTGAGTCTGAGACTGGGTTGAAGGTCAAGAAGAACCGCTTTGGATGCTCAGACTTACCCCTGAGTCGCAGAGTTATCTGGGTAAAGTCTTCCAAGGTTAGCTCAGTTGCCTCCTCAATCCAGATGTACTTTGCCTGGCTAAGTGACTTGAGCTTTTCCGGATCATCACAGCCAAGGAACACAATCTTGTTTGTGCCGGATTGAAGCTCCATGTAGCCTGTCTTGGCTTTGATGAGCTTATCCAATCCCCATTGGCTAATCTTATTGCGGAAGTCAGCAAAGACTGAGTTCCTGATTGTTGCAGCTACCTTACGGATGACAAAGAAAGTCTGGAATTGGTTAGCCTTGTTATCGCATATCTCAGCTAGGAATAGCTGAATCATGGTTTGGCTCTTGCCTGATCCTGCTCCGCCCCATAGGATGTTGTATGTCTTAGGGTCGGTAACTGCTTCCAGATATTTCTCCTGCCAAAGGTCAGGGCTTGAGAGATCAACCTGTGCCATTAGGCTTCTGGTTCAGTTGCCTTCTTAGTTACAGGCTGTGGCATTATGACTGTATTGAATGAACCTTCCAGCTCAATGTCCTGCTTGGCCTTGCCATAGGCTCTGTCCAGGAGCAGCTCGGCAGCTCTGACATCACCTTTGGTTGCCTTGGCTCTAAGAGCCATTAGAATGGCCTCTGCTGCTGTCTTGCCATCCTTCTCATCGCCAAGTACATTAGCAAGCAACTCCCTTAACTCAGGTAGCTTTTTAGGCCTGCCAGCAGGATTACCAGATACTCCTTTCTTCCATTTATGCGGTATGACATTCTCTGGCTTTGGCATCGTTGTTTTTTCGCTGATTAGTACCTTTTTTTTGTTGCATTATAATGACATAATAAATTTATCAAATGGGATTTTAACGCAACTACTTAACTCAATATATGTTTTTTCTTCCTCTGGGAAGGTATGGACTGCTAAGTGACTTTCACTCAATAGAAAAAGACATGTATAGCCATAGGGATAAAAATATTTTTCAATAAATCCCTCAATTCCAAAGCCACTTTTAACAAGTTTATCTTTTAGATATGTTTTTAAAATATCAGAATTAACTTCACTAATCCAAGTGGAATAATTATGCATCTGAGCCTTCATCAATCTCAATTTTTGGAAATATTGATTTGATTTCTTTTGGATTACCTTTAAAAAAAACTAATATATTTTGATGAGTTTTCCCAATTTTTCTATGCTCCATATATTTTCCAACTCTCATTTGTAAATTTCCTATTGGGTCTACTAATATCATCTCATTATATAATGACATTCCATTTTTACAAAAAATTTCTTTTATATGGTCTGGAAGTCTATAATAATTTCCTTTTTTATCTCTAACATCTCCACATACAATAACAGCAAACCTATTATTTTTTAAACATCTTATGGAATTTGAAAATGCTTCATTCAATATTTTAAGAAAGTCATTGTATTCACTTTGATTACTTGCGTCATTTGGCAAATCTGAATAAACTTCTAAATCAAAATATGGTGGACATGAGAAAAAAAGATCTTGAGATTCTTTTTCAATGTGATTTAATATATTTCTACCATCATCGCATATATATTTAGCATTTAATCCTTTTGTTCTTTCATTGTTGAAATCAGCTTGACTTTTTCTTAATTCAATACCTAAAAATGTATTTCCAACATAAGAGGAAACATATCCAAAAACGGTATCTCCAGCAAAACAGTCAAATGTCTTTCCATTTGGCAAGCCAAACCATTTATTAATTATTTCAGATAAGACAGGGTCTAACACACTTCCAATTGTCTCCTCTTCTCTTGATGCGCTAAATCCTTCTACGGATCTATATCTTGTATTCGTTTGATTTCCAGTATCTCTTGTAATTCCAGTATCTTTTATTAAAGTTTTCCAATAAGATTTTCTATCTTGCCAATAACCTTCTCTTGCATTTAGTACTGAAAATGGAGGTACAATAAATTTATCTTGTAATTTAGTAATTGCCTCAACTTCTTTATCATTTTCTTCTACTTCAGGCAATTCGGTAAATTCAGCAGGCACATCTAAGCCCCAGGCTTCAAGTTCTTCAGCATCCCAATTGTTTGAAAGATCATCCCAATCCCATTCACCGAAGCCTACATTGTCCTTAATGATAAACTCTCTCTGTTTTGCTTCATCCCAATCAACTACTTGCACAGGCACTTCCTTCCACTTGGCTTCCTTCATGGCCTTAAAGCGCATGTTGCCTCCAAGGATGATCATGTCCTGGTTCACTACTATTGGCCTGACACTTGCCATCTCTGGGAAGTCCTCTAGGCTTTGAACGAGCTTGTGAAACTTATCATCCTTGATAAGTCTCGGATTGCTTGGGTTTGGTTTGATTGAACTTATTGCAACTATTTGCATGCAGATTTTACTCTATTTAAGTAAGTTATAAAAATCATTTTTTGGAGTTATCTGATAAATCCAGCAGTCATATATTGAAAATATATTATTGCCAAAGTACTCATCAACTGCTTTTTTAACTCCTTCCCATTCTGGATAGTCATGACCTGCAATTACCCCTCCTAACTTGACTTTCGGAAACCAAGCCTTAATATCGGCAATCACATTATGATAGTCATGAGAGGCATCGATAAAGCAGAAGTCAAGTGATGAATCTGCCACAAGTTTAGCAGCTTCAAGGCTGGTGGATTTAACCGGAGTGATTATGTCATTAAGCGGCTCAATGTTTTTAAGAAATTCAGCATAAAGAGTTTTGTCCTTGATCGCATCATTGTCTTTGGTAAACTCACAGCCTGACCAAGTATCAACACAACTAAATGAATGCTCCTTACCGCTGTTAATTATTTCAACTCCCATGTAAACAGATGATCTGCCCTTCCAGCTACCTATTTCATAAAAGTTACTTTTAGGCTGGAAGTATTCAACTGCTGCTGAATATAGCTTAGGGTAGCTAAACCAATTCTCACCAATATTATGGTAATAGTGCTTCATTGCTACATTTTCTTCTTTGCTGCCTTCTTAGCCTTCTTAGCCACAGACAGAGCAATGGCTACTGCCTGCTTTTGAGGTTTGCCTGCTTTCATCTCTTTCTTGATGTTGGAGCTAACTGTTTTAGCTGAGTAACCTTTCTTTAGTGGCATAGCTTTAAACTTGTTTTCGCAAAGATAGGTATTTCAGAATTGAGACATATATCTCTCTTTGGTTTTGCCAGCGACTCATGTGCCTGGTGTAACCACCTTTGGCAATCTTGGCATCTAGTTGCTTGATCTTGCGGTGCAGGTACTCCATGCAGTCCTGGTAGTTTGGAGGTAGTGAAATGTGTTCGTACATAAGGTCGTTTTGATATGTTACATTAGTCTGCCAGAGTTCTGGCATTTGGCTTAGATGGATGGCATTTAGTTCAATCATGGTAATCTTTTAGCCGCATTAGTGGGGCATCGA